AGTAGTTCACGTCTTTGTACAACAAGAATGTTTTATCCCCAGCACCGTCAGTAAACGACAAAGAAAACGGGGCAAGAAAATCACTGGGGCAACCCAAGTATTCATTGCTGCTCGTCATTGCTGCAGTCACATTCTTACGGAATAGTGAAAGCTGTACATTCTTAAAGATCCGCTCTTCTGCTGCACGGATAAATACAGGCAGATTTGTAACGAAGCTAGTCTCGTCATTCTCCGTGTAATCCTGTATCGCCTGTTTAAGCTGCGCGTATGTAAAACTCATGTTGTTGTCACCGTAACTTCCCCAATCTTGCCAATAGCCCGTGGAGTTTCAATAGGTAATCCTACGACATCCGTGCCTATATAGACAGAAACTGTTTCTGCTTGATCAGGCCTGGGATTCCGCAGTGCCTGTGGATCTGGTCCTACGCGTGGCGCTTCAAGTTGCGGGTGTTTCGGCTCATATTCGTCCGGTCCCACAATCAAGCCGTTCCACTCTTTCTTCATTTCACGCAGACGGTAACGGAAACCAGAGCGGTCTGATATTCCGTATGCTTTATTGCCTGCCGCGTAACGTGCCACTTTTAGAACCTAATGTACTGAATATCAGGTTGTAGCTTTAAAGATACACGATCTTCGTCTTCATCCGCCGCACGTTGGAACTCTTCTTCATACACAGCTTTTAACAATTGAATGCGGTCCGGTGCCTTCTTCATCGCTATATAGTAAGCGAGCCCCGCAACCATGCACGGCACAAAACGGAAAGGAACTTCAGCATCGTTCTTCGACGTATCAATATCCTCGATCCGCTTGATGTAGTAATACACCAAAGAATCCGCCGCATCAGGCACCGGCCAAAGCGTAACTTCGGGTTTAATCTGACGGTTAAAGTAGAACTGCGAAGGGCGTCCTGAAGTAGTCTTGTTTGGCACATTAAGATATTCGCCGCGGCTGATTCGATCTACCTCGTAATCCGTTCCGTCACGACGTAATGCAACCTCAAGAATGTCAGACATTCCAGCATCAAGACCATTGTCTTCATTGTACGTTGCGGTGTCTGGGACCAGTGTCAACGTGCCTTGGCGCACGGTCCATAGGTTCACACCTCGGTTCGCCCAGTCTGCAAACATAATATTCATCGAGCGCCGGGCTGTGCGCGCATCATAGCCCGTGCGAACTTCTAGCCCGCACCGCTCATATGCTTCCTCGATGATGTCTGCTGCATCAAGGTTGAAATCAATTGATCCTGAAGTTGCCATAACTTACTTCTTCTTTTTGTTGACCATGCCGCCGTATGCGAACTTTTGCTGGTTGCACGAGCAGCCACCAGCCTTGCTGCCGCACTTAGAGCAAACAGCTCCGCCAAGCTTGTAGCCTTTTTTCTTTCCACCACAGTTCATGATTTCTTTCCTTTCCAGTTCACACGTTCTGAAGAAGTCTTCTTCTTCATCGCAGTCTTAGCGCCTGCAGACTTGCACTGCGCTTTTGTCGGGCGGCAAGCAGGATAACTTCTACGCTTATCACTGCTCCCGGAGCGCCCACAAGGCTTGCCGGTCTTACAATCGACCCAGCCTTTGCCCTTGTTTTGACCAAACCATTTACGAAGTTCGGCGCCTTTTTTTGTCTTACGGACAGCCATTACATCTTCTTCGTTTTCTTGGTGCCCCAGTTCTTGGCACCAACCTTACGGCACTTGGCTAAGGCGCCACTTGCATATGCTGAAGGCCAAACCTTGTAGCGAGACTTGACCTTATGATAGCACGCGTCTTTCTTTGTCTTTGATTTACTTGGCACTGTAGTCACCTGCTTTGCTGTCTGTGACCGACTAATCGTCATTATACAAACCGTTCAGCGATTGCTAAACCAACTATTAACGCTGCTAAACCCCACAAGCGCATATCAACTCGATCAAGCGTTTTCTTTTGATCGTCTAATCGTTCTTCAATCCGCTTGTAACGGAGATTACATTCAGCCTCGTGAACTTCTAGTTGTTGGAGAACATCTTCTGCTTTCATGACTACCACTTCTTGCATGACCAATATTTTGCTTTGAGCTTACTCAAAGTTCCCTTATCGCAACCGTGACGGGCGCGGAACGACTTACGCGCTTTTGGATTCGACTTACGAATCTTCATGTTAGCATCGCCAAAACGAACAATCTTTTCTTTTCCGTTTTCGCACGCTTTAACAACAAACTTTTTGCCACCCGAAACTTGCCGCTTTGGCTTGTTGCACTTCATCTTTGACTTATCAATCTTTGCCATTACAAAGGTCCTGCATTTTTAATGTAGGTGATATCAAGAGTAGCGGAACAGGTAATAGATCCTCCCGAGGAATCAGCCAGCGCCCGAACTTCAATGTCCGTGCACTCGTATAAAGGGATAGGGTTCCAGTAAGAAATAGCCGTGCTGTTGTTGGCCAGAAGCACTCTGTCTTTGATATTGAAAACACCATCTTTTGGCCTGGCTAATAAACTAAAAATAGCAAACTTACCAGCGGAAGAAGATGAAGATACGTCCTTTTGATGTAGATAGGCTGTATAACCAAGAGGCACTGTCCAAATACACATTAAGGTTTGATTATCACCAATAGCTACCGTTGCATATTTATTTGTAGGCACTCCGCCTACAGGAGTGGCCTCTGTTCCTACATATAAAACCCCAGCGTTTGCTCCGTTGGAACCTGCTGTATTTACGACTATACGATTAACTCTGTACCAATTTAAAGCACCGTTAAGTTGTACACCTGCCTGACCATTTAAAGGAACAGTTACAGTTATCGGCTTAAAGTCAGCATCTAGTCCTGAAACTGTTGCGGTTCTTGCACCTGTGCCAGCCAAAGTATCGTTGGTTGAACTGCTTGATATATACATTGTAGACGCGGTGGTTGGGTAAACATACAGGCCGCCTTGTGCCCATATTGTTTCCGCGCTTGTGCCAATGTCTGGGTTGTAGCCAAACTTATGAACAAAAGAGTGCCCAGGGATTTGACCCCTGGCCACCTGTAACTCAAACGGCTCCGAAGTCCCAACTTGCGATATTGATCGGACGTCGTAGATCGCCATTTGACTGCCTATGCGTGGAACGCGGTTAAGTTAGTAAACACGGTTGTTCCAGCGGTATACGGGACAAAACACCCATTCTCAAAGATAATACCTTCAGAAGGAACAGTTACATCACGCTCCGCTGTTGCTGAAGCAACTGTGCCTAATTTTAACTTAGCTGTACCGGTTGCACTTCCATTAGTAAATGTGACAATGCCCGCAGTCGCTGAGTTCACAATGAATGCACCCTTTAAACGGGCGCGTTCTGCGAAAACAACGTCCAAAGCATCGTTAGACATGCCAACAGAAAGAGTGCTGACAGTATTGTCATCAACAGTGACTGCAGTTACCGTACGGAAGTACAAAGTCCCCGTCGATACACCTGATCCTGTTACACCGATACTTTCTGTCTGAGCTGTTCCATTAACATCTGTGCCTGTTACGGTGACCGTGCGGTCGCCGTCAGCACCTGCTGCTGTCACAGTGATCTTGCGGGCAGCGGTGAAGGTAGCCACCCCGCCCGAAGCATCTGTTCCATCAATTGGAATAGCTTGTTCACCACCACCAGAAAGATTCTCTGCGGTACAAACGCTTGCGGCATCTGCGGCATTGGTGTCCGCTTCAATAAATTTAGCCTTTACGTCTGATCCAGCCATGAGCTATCTCCTTCTTAGGTTAGTGCTGATGTATCAACAGAAACCCAAGCAGTTCCGTTGCTTACTACAAGAGCGAACTCGTCGCTGCCAACACCATTATCAGTGATGATATAAAGAGCGCCTGTGTTGTCTGCTGCTGCTGGAAGGTTATCGGTCAGGGTTGAAGTCAAAGTGATTGATCCTGCAACGTTACCTGTAACCGCGCCGACAAATCCGTTAGTCGAAGTGACTGGACCCGAAAAAGTAGTTGAAGCCATGTGTAATTACCTCTTGCACAAGGTTTCGCTTGTTAGTCTGTGCAATGTCAGGGGGAATGTCCTGTCTAACAAGCTACTGTGGATT